ACAGCGTTTGAAGAATTTAAAAAATTTAAGTTTAAGAAACATATCAATCTACAACTAGGTGCTGGTGTAGATAAATTATTTGAAACACTAATAGATGATAAGTTTATTAATTTTAAATTTAGAAAAAGAGTAATGGATATATGTAGAGATTGGTCTAAAATGTCAGATGATATAGGAGTGCTACAATGATACTAATAGATTTAAACCAAGTAATGATTTCAAACTTGATGGCACAAAGTAGAGGTAATTTATCTGAACTACCAAGTAAAGATGCTGTCAGACATAGTATCTTAAACACAATTAGAGCTTTCAATGTTAAATTTAAAGATGAATATGGTGAAATGATTTTGTGTGCAGATGCTGCTGATCCTTGGCGTAGAGATATATTTCCAAACTATAAACACCAAAGACGTAAAGGTAGAGTAGAGAGCCAGATTGATTGGGATGGTTTGTTTAAAATTATGAGTGAGATAAGAGAGGAATTTTCTACTAAACTACCATACAAATTATTACACGTAGATAAGACAGAGGCAGATGACATAATTGCTACACTTGTGGCTGAGCAAACAGAAGATTTGTATTTAATTATTTCTGGTGATAAAGACTTCATACAATTACAACATTATGGTAATGTATATCAATTTAGTCCACTGTTAAAAAGTTTTATAGGTGAGAGTGCTGATCCAGTTGTATTTTTAAGAGAACAGATTATTAAAGGTGATAGATCAGATGGTGTTCCAAATATATTAAGTGATGATGATATATTTTTAAGAGACGAAAGACAAAAACCTATAAACAAAAAAAGATTAGCAGAGTGGGCTGATACAGATAACATACCTCTTGGCAGTGAAACAAGAAAATATTTTGAGAGGAATAAGAGATTAATAGATTTATCTATGATACCAAAAGAGATTTCTGAAAGTATCATAAATAAGTACAAGAACTATAAAGGTAATGATAGGTCGCTCCTATTACAATACTTTATAGATAACAAACTAAAAGCATTGATTGAAAATATAAATGACTTTTGAAAACATATATATGGAGAAATAAAAAATGGCTGAAAGAAATCCTAACTTAATACCACCGAAAGCAATGGAAGCTATGGCTGCTACTGCTGGAGCTGGTAAAGAGTTGTTTAGTGAAATCTTTACCAAAATCAATAACGCAAAAGACAAACCTAAAAAGGTAGAAGTATTAAGACAATACGATACACCTGGTATGAGAATGGTTTTAAAAGGTGCGTTTGATCCTAAAATAGAATGGGATTTACCTCCTGGAACACCTCCTTACATTGCTAATGAGGCACCAGCTGGAACAGAACATACTTATTTGGATATTGAGGCAAAGAGACTATATAACTTTGCTGTAGGTGGTAACGCTGAACTAAACAAAATAAGAAAAGAAACTTTGTTTATACAAATGTTAGAAGGATTACACGTTGATGAAGCGAAAGTCCTAATAGACATGAAAAACAAAACACTTAATAAGACATATAAAGGTCTTACAAGTGAAATGGTAAAAGAAGCATTTGGCTGGAACGCCGACTTTGTAAAACCATAAAAATACACGAATCAAAGGGTGCGACATTTGATGTTCACCCTTTGTTCCCCCTAAAAAACAACGATTTTATTACCAAATTACCTATTGACAAACACCTGATTTTGGTGTATTATATAAATATGAAAGAGAGGATTATATAATGAAAAAATTGATTATATTTTTAACGATACTGTGGTTTGGTTTAAACGCTTTTTCTAATAGCGTTAAGGCAGACGACTACACAAAAGCAGTAATAGGGCATGTCATCACAAATAACAAAGACATTGACCATAATAAATTGCTTGAGGCAGAAATGAGTAAGTTAGGACACCAATTTGCTTTACAAATGGTTTCTATTTTACAACAACACTTACCCTATATCATGGAAGGTGTAATGACAGAATTAAGACTTGAACTTGACAAAACGCATAAGTGTTTATTGTTGAAAGATTCTAAAATCAAAGATAAGGATTGTCAATGATAGAAGAAATCTTAACGTGGCCTTTAGAACTAAAGGTTATTATTGGCTCAGGCTTAGTATTGATGTTATACGAATACGGAAGAGAGAACGGTTTATGGGGAAAACAAAAACAAAAAGATCAGCAGTCAAAAAAATACTAAAAAGAGATTTGGTGAGTAATAGAAAATATAGAACAACCTATAAAGACATCAAAAAATACTTTAATATGATTAACAAGGCAGTATTCAAAGATTTGCTTGCGCCGTTTAATGATATAAAGATTAAAAAGATTTACAAAGACGAGACTAAAAAATATTGTTATGGTCAAGTCACTGTGTGGGAATGGAAAAGAAAAGGCTCTCAACAATTTCATTTAGAGATGCAACCTACATATAGAAACAAAAAAGAGTTTGTGGACACTTTAGGACATGAAATGGTACACCTATATCAAATGGCCAATGTGGGTGATACTGGTAATCATAATAAACTGTTTTACAGTTTTAGGCCAAAATTAAATAGAATAGGTTTAGACTTATAGAAAGAGAATATATATAATGAGTGGTGTGAAAAGTGGTAAAGAGTTAGACCCATATTTAAGGGCTAGAATAGGCGAGGCAAGATTTAATTTAGAACAATTAATCAAACCAAGTAATCCAAGTGGTACAAAAAGAGTTTATTATCTAGGAAACTTTAGAAAAGATGTACTTGACAATTTTACAGATAAACAAGCAGATAAGATATTCGCAGCCATGGAAAAACTGCATAAATATGTTCACTTATTTCAAAAAAAAGTACCTAGTTTTACAGATGCAGATGGAGTAGAATGGTCAGGTTACGAATACATAGGAATAAAAAAATGAAGAATATTAATTGGCAAAAACTGCTAGATAAGTCTTGGTATTGGACCAAGGTATGTCTTTTAATCGTTGCAGTTATAGGGGCGTCATATGGGTATGGTACTTTTAAACCTAATGAATATGCTGAAAAGAAAATATTTCAAATCGCAGAAAACGATTATCTAGTTAAAGTAAAACAAATGGAATTGACAGAACCTAGTATGGAATATACTAATGATGTTCAATTTGTAAGAGCAATGCATAAATGTATTGACTATATAAACTTTACTTTACCTCATAGTAAGAGAGTGCCATTTGAAATGATTATAGGTCAGGCGGCATTAGAGTCTGGTTGGGGTTCAAGTAGATTTGCTAAAGATGCTAAAAACTTATTTGGTATTAGAGTATTTAAAAAAGATAAACCTCACTTACTACCACAAGGTATCACAGAATGGCCAGGTTGGGGTGTAAGAGTTTTTCCAAGTAAATGTGGTAGTGTTGTTGAATATGTAAGATTATTAAATGAACACCCAGCATACAAAGAGTTTAGAGAGTTAAGAGAAAAAACTAGAGACCCTATTAAACTAATTAAAAAATTAGATAAGTTTTCTACTACAACTGATTACGACCAAAGAGTAATTAGAATAATTAAGAAGATTAGAAAACTAGAAGATACCTACGCTTCGGATAAATCATTCAACTAAATATAACTATGTTTTTAACACTGCTAACTTTTTTGTCTGCGATAAGTATATCTGTAATCGCCGCAGGTTATTCAATCATAGGACTAGCAACATTATTTGCTGGTTCTGCTATGGCTATCATTGCAATGGGTTCAGCATTAGAAGTTGGTAAGTTAGTTGCCGCTAGTTGGCTGTATCATAACTGGCGCAGTAATATACCTAGATTATTAAAAGCATATCTTTTTACAGCAATCATAATATTAATATTCATCACGTCTATGGGTATCTTTGGTTTCTTATCAAAGGCACACCTAGATCAAGTTAAACCACAATCAAGTAACAATATAAAAATAGAACTATTAGTTAAACAAATTAATCAACAAAACCTAATTATAGATAGAGCAGAAAAACAATTAAGTTTATTAGATAAAGCTTTAGAAGTTTACATACAAAAAGAATATGTAAGTAGAGGTTTAAAAGAACGTAAGAAACAAGAAGAAGAACGAAAAGAATTAACCACTGCGATAAATGATGCAAGTGACGAGATTGCTAAATTAACTTTAAAAAAATCAGATATAGAACTTACACAGGATAAAATAGAGGCAGAAGTAGGACCTATCAAATATGTGGCAGAACTTATATATGGCGAGAACGCAAAAGATAATTTTGATAAAGCTGTTAGAATAGTTATATTGATATTGATATTTGTATTTGACCCTCTAGCAGTATTACTATTAATTGCTGCCAATATATCATTAAATCAGTGGCGACAAAAGAGAGCGATTGTAAAAAGTGAAAAGAAAGCTAATTTAGAAAAACAATTAGAACGTACTAGAATTAAAGCAGATAGATTTAAACAGAAAAGTAGAGACTATAAAAAGATGGTGGCACAAATAGGTGATTTTAAAGATATGTCACCAGATGAAATTAAAGTAAAATTAGATCAGATTTATGACTGGAACGATAAGAGTAATTAGTATCATATTTTTAACATTGATTTTATCAGGTTGCATGAAAACGACCTGTGTATCGCCACATAACTGCGAGAAAAAAGTTGATTGGAAAGACCCTAAATTCTCTTTGTTTAGAACAGTAATTACTAATGGGGCAAATCTTGGCAATTAGAAGGTTGACAACCACCCTAAAATGTGGTATATTATAGAATGATTAAAACAGTAGAAGATATAAAAGTATATATTCCAATAGAAGTTAGAAGATTAAATGCACTAGCTGGCGCTTGTAAGAATGCACATAGTGATGACTTCAAAGCTCTATGGTACAAAAAAATGATAGACCTTGCTAATCAATATGGTCTAATGGATTATGTTATGAGAAAGTTGGTACACTAATGAATATATTTTATTTAGATAAAGACCCTATCAAGGCAGCAGAATACTCTTGCGACAAGCATGTCGTAAAGATGATATTAGAATCAGCACAGATGTTATGTACGGCACATAGAGTACAAGACGGCGAAATGGTTATTGGTAAATCTGCAACTGGTAGAAAAAGAACTACATACAAACACCCTAACTCCAATTTAGATGCTGTGTTATATGGCGCTGGTTGGTTGAAACACCCTAGTTGTATTTGGGTTATGGATAGTGCATATAACTATATGTGGTTATACAGACATATGATGGCGCTTGGTGATGAGTACACAAAGAGATATGGTAAAAAACATCTAACTATTACAAAGTTAGAAGAAGTATTAAAAAACCCACCAAAGAACGCTAAACTAAATGTAAAAGGTTATGACGCTACACCTGCTATGCCAGATGAGTGTAAGATACCTGGCGATGTGGTTGGTAGTTATCGTAAATATTATGTAATGAAGAAACAAAGATTTGCGACATGGAAGTCGCCATCTGTTGTTCCACAATGGTGGACAGAGGCTTTACAAAATGGATTATGAAGAAATAGAAAAGTTGTCTTTAGAAGAATCTAAAAGACAAACAAAAGAGAGACGACAAGAAGGACTAAATATGATACGACCATTTACATTTGACGAAAAGAAATTATTGTGGGATGGTTTAAGAGAACAAGAAAAGACCACAAGTGAATTGTTAATGGAAGGTTTTAAAGAAGAACAAATAATTAGGAAACTAGAGGAAGAAAATGATTAAAGATGCATTAATAAAAAAACTGGAAGGTGATGTTGCTGTTGCTGAAACAGATTTAAGAACTTTCCTAGCACAACCAATTGGTGTTGCTGAACATATAGACTATGTAGATACAGCAGAAAAGAAAACTGCTAAATTAGCAGAGGCTAAAGATAAGTTAGAAGCTATCAAATCTCTCTAATGCCAACATATACATTTTTCAATAAAAGAACTAAAAAAGAATTTGACGATATGATGTCAATTGCTGATATGGAAGAGTATCTACAAAAGAATAAACACATTAAGCAAGTTATAAAAGGAATAAATATTATAGCGAGTGTTGGAAATAGAACAACAAAAACAGATAGTGGCTTTAAAGAAGTATTATCTAAAATTGGCGAAGCACACCCACAAAGTGAACTTGCCAAACAGACTACAAAGAAGTCTATAAAACAAATTAAAACTGAACAAGCAGTCGCAAAAAACAAAAGAAGAATAGCAGGTAAAAAATAATGGCAAAAGATATACCAGATTATATGCGAGGTTTTGATTTGGAGGAAGACTTCGGTATCACAGCCGTATCTACGGCTCCAAAGACAACAACAGAACCCTCAATCGCTAAAAAAGATATTGAAAATTTAGGACAACAAACTAATTTAGAAATCTCTAAAGTAAAGAATGACGTACAGTCTATTAAATCTATGATGAATGAAGTTATGCAGATAGTTGCTGAAAAAGAAACTATCACAAAAGAAGTACAAGATGCTGATACAGTAAAAAGATTTAAAGACATAGAGAAAGTTGTATTACCGTTTTTGTATAATCTACAAAAAAGTGATGAGCCTTATATTCATTGGCCAAATAGAGCGCCAATTATTAAGGCACAAATAGAAAAGTTACTAAAACTAACGAGAGGCTAATATGAACTACAAAGAATATCATAAAGAGTTAAAAAAGAAAGTCAACGTTGCTGAACAAGTAAGAAATGAAGACAGAACTAATAATACTTGGACAGATGTTCGTACTCTTAAAAAGTTAAAGTTACAAGCAAAGGATAAATTAAATGAAACTAAGCAATAATTTTTCTCTTAAAGAAATGGTTGCATCACAAACAGCCGAGAGAAAAGGGATTAATAATAACCCAAGTGAAGACCACATGAATAATTTAAAATTATTATGTGAAAACGTACTACAACCCATAAGAGATCATTATGGCAAAGTAGTATCTGTGAGCTCTGGTTACAGATCAGAAGATTTGTGCGAGGCCATAGGGTCATCTAAAAATTCACAGCATGCAAAGGGTCAGGCAGCTGACTTTGAAATTTTTGATGTATCTAACCAAGAACTAGTTATTTGGATTGACAAGAATTTAGATTATGACCAGATGATTTTGGAGTTTTGGAAAGGTCCAGATGAGCCAAATTCAGGTTGGGTACATTGCTCTTATAAAAAAGAGGGTAATAGAAAACAATTATTAAGAGCGTATAAAAAAGACGGCAGAACTACATACGAAGAATACAAATACTGAACGCCCAACGAACTTAATAATATGTTAATGAAGTATAGGTCAATCTAAAGGTTGACAGATTGCCTAAATTATGATATACTATACTAATAAAATATGAAGGTGAATATAATATGAAAAAGAAATTTAATTTTATTGATTTAGACAAATCAAAATTACCTGTCACAAAAGGTAAAAAGGTAGACGGTTTTCGTTTCTATGATATAGACGGAAAAGCATATCCTTCAATTACTACAGTTTTAGGTATACAGAAGAAAAAACAATTACAAGATTGGCGAGATAAGTTTGGTGAGAATGTGGCCAATTGGGAAATGGGTAGAGCGGCTAGACCACGTAAAGCAACTCACTTATTAATAGAACAGTATATTAAAGGTTTAACACCAAGTGAACGAGGTGTGTTACCATTAGGTCTCTTTAGACTAATCAAACCATATGTAGATCAGATTGACAATATACATTGTTTAGAAACAATTATGTATAGTAAGAAATTGACTATTGCAGGTCAAGTTGATTGTATCGCT